TTTCAAACAGGTACAGAATTTCATATATTAATTATGAATGTAGAAGCTTTCTCTTACGATTTTGGTAAAGAATTTGCACGTAGATTTTTAGACTCACATAATGCCATGATGGCAATTGATGAATCTACAAGTATAAAAACACCCACTGCTAATAGAACTAAAAATATTTTAAAATTAAAACATCTCGCTAAATACAGAAGAATATTAACAGGTTCACCAGTAACCAATTCACCACTAGATTTATTTAGTCAATGTGAGTTTCTTGGTTCCTGGCTCTTAAAGACAGATTCTTATTATGATTTTAGAGCTAGATACTCTGTAATGAAATCTATTAACTTAGGATCTCGTAGTGTTAACGTAGTTGTAGGACATAGAAATCTTGGAGAGTTATCATCATTGATTGAACCTTTTTCTATGCGTGTGTTAAAAGATGATTGTTTAGATCTACCACCTAAAACATTTATGAAACGTCAAATAACAATGACGCCTCAACAAGAAAAAGTTTATAAAGCTATGAAAAAATATGCAATGGCTGAACTAGAAGGTAAAGCCTTAACTACTAATAATGTTATGGTTCAGTTAATGAGGCTTCATCAAATTACGTGTGGTCATTTCACAGCTGATGATGGATCTATACAAGAAATACCTAATCACAGAGTAACAGAACTTATGGAAATTCTATCCGAAGTAGAAGGTAAAGTAGTTATATGGTCTAACTATCAAAAAGATGTAGATACAATTATAAAAGCTATTAGAAAAAAATATGAACGAGATGATATTGTTGTAGACTATTATGGTTTAACACCACAAGAAGAAAGACAAAATAATATAAAGAGATTTCAAGAAGATGACAAGTGTAGATTTTTTGTAGGTACTACTCAAACCGGAGGCTACGGTATCACACTAACCGCTGCTAGTACAATGGTTTATTTTTCAAATGGTTATGACCTTGAGAAAAGATTACAATCAGAAGCTAGAATAGATCGTATTGGACAGGAATACCCAATGACTTACATTGATATTATAACTGAAGATACTGTTGATACAAAAATTGTTAAAGCTTTACGTAGCAAAGTAAATATCGCCACTGAAATTATGGGCGAAGATTTAAAAGCTTGGATTTAAAAAACGTACTTATCTAACAACTGAAAAGCCACAGCCCCCACCGTAGCCAAAACTACCCAATAGATCTTGTCTATCTTGCCGCCCAATTTTTCTACATCTTGATGAAGATGTTTTAAATCTTTTTTCATACCTGTCATATGTCCTTGCAATGAAATAATGTGCTCCCTTTGAGTTTCTGGTTCAATCATTAAACTGTTGCTCCTCTAGATCTTAATCTAATTTGTTTCTCTTCATCAGATAATAATGCATTCTCTAATGGTGTCAATCCTCCATTAGTAGCGGCCATTTGTGTTTGATCTAAAATAGTTTGTCCTTGTGTAATTGTTTGATTGTTAGGCATTGCAGAAGTAACAGAAGTTGGCAATGGTGGTGTTGGTGGCGCAGGTGGTATTAAAAATTCTAATGGATCAATATCAAAAGGCTCACCTAATTGTAGTTGTCTTAACTCTCTTCTTATTGCATTTAATTCAGGTAATGCTTCTCTAAATGGATTATCTTCACCAAGATTATTTGCAATGTCTCTAAACTTATCTGCAATTTCACCTGATGGAACATAAGGATCAAATCTACCTCTCCTTAAATTATTATAGTCTTCACTACTAATTTGTCTTTCATCAAATTGTCTACGTAAATCATTATTTCCTACACCTAATACTTCAGCTGCATTTAAATCATTGTACATATTTTGTTGTACATCAAACTTAGCTTTGTTTGATTTTATATATCTTAAAATAATATCATTAGGATCAACTGGACCACCTTTTAATAAACCAAAGTAACCACCAGTAAATTCTCTCCTCGCATCCCTTATACCTCTTTGATAACCAGAAATTTTAAAACCCATTGATTTTAATGGGTCAACTTTTATAGGTCTAAGTCCCATGAAGCCTGCTATCTCAGGCCCGACATCTAAAACATCTCCACGTGCTGTTGGTGTTTCTGTTGCAGCTTGGGCTAGTCTTACAAACTGTTTGTATGATGGTGCTAATGCATTTCCTAAATGTAAAAATCTAATTGCAGCTTTGTCACCAGCAGAAGTTTGATCTGTATATAATCTTCTACCATCTTTAGTTACTCCTCCTCTAACAGTTAAATCTCCTGCAGCTTCTGTCCAAATAGATTCTGAAATAAATGGATTCATAATTTCACCACCTGCTTCATTAACTCCATTTACAAAACTAGCTAGTATTTGTTTATCATTCATTTGACCGTCTTGGATATTATTTAAAATAGTTCTGAAAGGTCTAGCTATTACATCGTAAGCATTACTGTGACTAAAGTCTATGTATCTTAACTCACCATCATCATCTCTTATTGGAATTAGTGTAGAGTTTTTAGACCACTCAGGTACAAATCTTCTTAATGCATCTAGCTCTTCTGAAGATACATCATATAAAGCCTTTGCACCTTCTGTTAATGCAACTGGAGCTGCTGTTGTAAATGTAGCAAGACCTAATAATCTTTTTATTCCATCACCATATGCTCCACTCTCAAGAGCATTGTTCTTAACAACTTGTTCAGTTCCATCTGCTAATATTTCAGTAACGGTTAAACCTAAATTACTTCCTTTAACTCTTACACCTGCTGCAGGTATGTGTCTCATTTCATTCAAACCTAGTTCAGCAATATTAGTTGTAGTTCTAATCATCTCTGATGGAAATGACATGAAGTTACCTACAGGTAATAGTCTTGCAGTTCTGACTGCAGAACCAACAAATGCATAATTAGGTACAGTATTTTTTACAATGTTAGCTGCCTCTCTGTTAAGAACAGATTCAGATACGTCTATATTTCTTTTAATATAACGTTTTTTTAATTTAGCTTTCTCCATTACATAACTAGCTATTTTAAAAGTGTCATCCTCAGCTACATACTTACCTTGAAAAAATGATCCTACTTTTTTTAACTTAGCCATCATAGGATTTAATACTGTGTCTACGTTTGCAGCTTGTTGACCAAATCTAATATCTTGTAATAAAGCTTTTAAGTCTCCTATTTGAACCTGAGAGTTTACAACACCAAGTTCTACTAATTCTCTATAAGCTGCTTGCGCTGCTTCACTTGGAGGACCAGCTTTTAAAAGACCTGTAGTTTCTATACCTTCTGCAAATGCTTTAGAAAATTCTACTGGGTTAAATAAATTACCATTAGCTCCAGCGAAACCAAACGCACTAATTACGTTTCTTATGTGTGTAGGTATAGAGAATACTGTTTTAGCTAATTGTGAAACTCCTTTTGGAAATAATAATAAATTTCTATACATCCAACTAACAGCAGCCTCTGCTCCTTCTTTACCTTCACCTCTTACAAAACCTTGAAGACCACCTGCTATATTGTTTGCATTTTTTATAGCCTCAGCTATTTCAGGTGTAGTAATTTTACCTGCTAAAGGATTAGGTATGTTAGCTGCTTCAGGTAATTTACTTATTATATCATCTACTTTAACAGATGTTATTCCTGTATTTTTTTGATTTACACCTAATCTAAAAGCATCTTCACTATCCCAAAAAAATCCTCTACCACCAGCTGCTTGTACTTGATCATTTTTAGCTGCTACGTTTTTTAAATATTCAGAGGTTCTAGCTACATTCGATAAATTAGTTATACCATTAAATATGGAATATCTTGGATCCTGAACCTCACCAAATAATTCTCTAATTTCTTTTGGTGGTAAGTTAGTTCCTTTTATTTCTGATTTTATAAAGTCAGCGCCTGGTTTTCCCTCCATCGTTTTGTTTACATATTCATTAAATTTTAAAGCTTTAGGTTTACCTTTAACAGTAGCTTCTCTAAGAATATCATCTACTATAGTGCTAGCTTCTTTTAAGTAAGCAGTTCCAGCTATGTCAAAAGCTGCATCACCTTTTTCTTTTGCAATTTCTCTTCTAAAAAAATTAGTAGCATTATTAATCGCTTCATCTGTAGGTGTGTATCTTTTAAAAAATTTAAATATACCTTTACCTTGATCTTCAAATATCCTGTAAGTACCACCTATCCAACCATTAACTCGACTACTTAATAAAGATTGAAGTTCTTTTACACCTTTATTTAATTTTGCTCCTGAAACATTGTTATCTAAAATATTAATTAAATTAGTAAACTCACCTCTAGCATTATTAATTCCATTAACAATTAATTGTCTAGACTCTTCACCAACATTACTTTTTTTCATAAGATCTAAAAGTTTATCTAACTCTTTAGCATCTACTCTGTCTCTAATATTGCCTTTAAATAAAACATTATTAAGACCTTTTAAAAATTCTTGTTTCTCAGTTGCCACTGATTTGTTAAACATTACTTCTGATTGAGGATATATATTGTCTACTTCTCTTGTAATGTTATCTACAATTTCTTTTGCTCTTATTGTATCTTTAGATTTCAAAGCTTGTTTACTTACTTCTTCTCCAAATAATTCTTTTGTCATACCACCTTGAGGAGTAAAGGGTGCTCTTACATATTTATCTAACCATCTTGCAAATTTAGAATTACTATAAGCAAGGTCTTTACCTCTACTAGCAAGTAATTTAGCTGACTTACCTGCACCATATACAAATGGTGTAATTAAAATAGATTCAGAACCAAACTTTAATCGGTTTAATAATTTTCTAGAAGCATCTTCTCTACCAAAACTTTCTTCTCTATCTAATTTAGTTGGTCCTCCACCAAACATATCTCCAAAGGTTCCAATGTTTTCTACGTCTGCAACAAATGCTTCACCTGCTGCACCACCAGTTACCCCTGCTGCAAATCTAAATTTTTTAGATTTTTGATTTAAATCTTTAGCTTTATTTAAAGCTCGTTGAAGATTAAGTGCACTTGGATTTGTTCCCGCTTGTCTTATAGTATCTCCTACTTTGACTCCAAACATGTTAGCTACTTTAGGAGTTCTAGCTATAGACTTAGCTCCAAATTCTAAATAAGCTCCATCACGTCTTGCTCTTAATGCTTTACTAGTAAGATTTCTAGCTACCTTGTTTGCTGCTTTGAATCCAATAGCTCCTGGTACTCCAACTTGTATTAATGTTTCTGTAAGCTTACCTATGGCTCTTTCTTCTGCTATTTCCTCAAAAGGATTTAGTTTATCAAAAAATTCTTCTACACTTGCTGCTGTATTTGTATCAGCTCCAAGATCAATTAATTCTGCTGCAAGAGAAACTACACCTTCAGGTATTTTTAATAGACCTGATGCAATACCAGAGGCGGCAGCTGTGTACCACGCTGTTTCATTATTTTGTTCGGCGTTATTGAGAGGTAAAAACTCTGCCATTTAGACTCCTATGCTCCGGTGCCAAAATCGTTAGGCTTATTTTTTTGTATTTCTTCTACTATTATTCTTTGTTCAGGACTTAAAACTTCAAATCTTTTATCTATCTCTGCATCTTTTTCTTCTTGTGTGCTACGTGCTGGTGCGTCTGGTTTTACATATGTGTCAATATCTATTATTTGGAAACCAAAAGTACCATCAGTTTTTTTATTGTATATCTTAGCTTCACCAGTGTTTACATCGTAGTAAACTTTACCAACTTTTTTATTATTTCCTTTTTTAATCATTGTAGATTCTTGAGGATCATTAGGTCCGTTTAAGAAACCATCAAAGTTAGATCCAAATTTTTCTATAAATGTAGTTTTTAATTTGCTGTTTTCAAAGTTAGCTCTGTTCTTAGCTTGTAAAGTATCACCTTCATAAACTTCTATAAAATCTTTTTCAGTGTATCGTTTCTCTAATTCTCGTTCTTCCTTCATAAGATCCTTTTGGAACTTTTCTGCTCTTATAATTTTATCAAGTTCAAAAGATCTTCCTTCTTCAATTAATCTTTTCTCATATTCTCTTTGATCTTCTTTTTCCATACTGTTATATTTTCTAGACTCTTCTAATATTTTAGCATCATATTCTCTTTTATCTTCTAGTTGTAATTTATCATAAGCTCTTGAGTCTTTTATTAAATCTAAGTTGAATTTTCTTTCATCTTTAATTAAATCTTTATTATAAAGTCTGTCATCAGCTTTTATATCTGCAAGATAATCTCTCTCATCTTCTTTTAAGAAATCTTTGTAAGATCTATCATCAGCTGTAAGGGCTAATTGGAATTTTCTTTCATCAAATTTTTGTTGGTCACCTAATGCAAGTTTAGTTCCAGCCATTCTTATATCTCTATCATATTTAGCTTTAGCAGCTTGGTCCTTAAGTAGTTGTTGAGTTCCTGGTTGTAATCTTTGAATTGCATCAGAAAAACTTGTAGCTCCTGCAACGTTTGGTCCAGCAGTTAATAAAAAACTTGTTAGAGGATCCATTCCTCCATAATCACCAGCGCCAGCTTTAATTTCTTCTATGTATTGTTCTTGAGTTTTAGGAGTACCTATATCTACATCAGATACAAAAGGATTTTCAGCATGCATAGATCTATCTACAATACCAGTCATAATGCCATCGCCAACATTACCACCTTTTCTAAACATAGGTCTTTTAAAAGTTCTCATATTAATCTCCTAATCCAAAAGCTCTATATATCCCTGCTAACGTTCCACCAGCTCCTATTGCTGTTGCAATTGGACTTGGACTAGGCGCAGTTACTTGAGTGTTTTGACCTGGATATCCAGCGATTAAACTTGTAACACCTTGACCATACTGTTGAGCAGCTGTTAAAGGCTGTTGTAATTGTTGTTGAGCCAACTGTTGTTGAGCTTGTAATTGAGCTTGTTGTTGAGCTTGGTTCTGTGCACCAAGAGTTGATAATGCTCCAACATCTTGACCTAAGAAAGCTTGTTGTTGACCACCTAATCCCACTGCAGCCGATCCTAAACCTAATTGTTGTTGTGCCAACTGTTGTTGTTGATTAAAAGCTTGCTGTGCAGCAGTTTGTGCTTGACCAAAACCTTGTTGTAATAATTGTGCTTGTAATGCTGCCCGGTTCCTGTCGCTTGTTGTTTGATACTCGGATCTCATGACACCTTCACGACCTCCACCAAGAACACCTCTACCTACAGCTTGTGCTGCAATACTTGGAATTCCTTTTTGTGCCTGTACATCAAATTCTCTTAACGTCTCACTAATAACATCCTGTTGATAAGGAGACATAAATTGTTGGTAAGCTTGAGGACCAACAAACTGACCTGCTTGCCCTGCTAAAACCCCTGCTTGTGTTTGTGCAGCTTGAGCTTGATTTAAAAAAGGTTTGTATGCACCAATACCTTGAGTAGCTAAAGTTTGTGCTTGTGCTTGTAAAGGATCTTGACCAGCTACAAATTGTTGTCCAAATACTTTTGATAAATCAGCACCTTTATATTTACCTGTTGCTGTAGCAAGATCACCTAAATAAGTTTTACCAGCTGCTTCTATAAACTCCGGTGGGAGTACCCTTGTTTCTGTTACTTCTGCCATTATACCACTCTCTTTTCTGCTTGTTTCATTTGATCATACAACCTTTGAGCACCTTTTTCAATGTTGCCATCACCTATTCCTCTAACAGCATCTGCTGTCATTACAAATTCGTTTTTACTTAACATAGCAGGTACGTCATCTGCTTTTTCTTTTATACCAACTGGTACAAATCCACCAGTCTCTCTATAATCTCGTTCTATAGTACCAGCTTTATTAGTTCTCATAATTCCCATAGGCATTAATCCTCCATTAGCTGCCATTGTTTTTTCTACAGCTACTTTTTGTCTACGTTTGTTTTCTAAATATTCTTTATAAAGTTGTTCAGCATTTTGTTTTTTATTAAATTCTTCTCTAGCTTTTAAATATTCTTGAAAATCTTTATTAGCTCCAGCTTCTAAACCAACTCTACCACCTATAGCATACTCAGATGTATTAGTTGTAACAAACTGTTCTATTTCTTCATCACTGGCATTAGGATTTAATTTAGTAAAATAGTCTTTTAGGTAAACACTTAATTTATCTTTATCTCTTGTAATTGATTCTACTTCTTCCTGCTGAAAACCTTTACTACCTAAGTAAGTAGCAAATGCACTTCCTAAACCTATTTTAGTGCTCATGTTCATGCCACCAAGTTTTCCTCCTACAAAACTACCCAAACCTTTTAAAGCAGCACCTGGTCCACCAAAAGGTATTGTTGCAGCACCTAATAAAGCTATTTTTCCAATAGGAGACTTAGCTATACTTTTAACTGCTCCTTTAATTCCTTTACCAATCTTTTTTACAAAGCTTCCTAAGCCGTACATTTGTCTAGGTTGTTGCATGTTTGAAATCGCCATAATTTAAATATATTTATACTGTTAAGCAGGCGTAGAAATCCTGTAATATAATAGTTTATTTGATTTTTTTGTCTTCGTCAATGGGTTTTACAGGCCTTGTACCTTGATATAAATCATCAAAGAAACGACCACAATATTGGAACTCTCCAACATGTGTAATAGCATCCATTACATAGACATATACTTTACCACCCATATCACCCCATCTTTGACAGAAACCAAAGTCCTCTCCAAAATAACGTTTAGTTTTTGGATCATGAATAGTATCAAATAGATTCCACATATTATGTTTTTTCTCTTCTTTACCATTAATAAAGGTAGGTTGAAATATCTCTAATTCAGGGTAGTGTTTTATCATTTTTTCTAACACTTCTCTTTTAATTAACATACACCCTGTAGGAGCATGAGTTACTTCAATCAATCCTTTTTCACTGTGTATATTAGCAGAGTCTTCTACTTTTAATGGGTAAGTATAACCAGCTCTAGCTAGATCTTTTGCTGAAGTAATAGCATCTTCTTTAGTTTGCAATCTTCTCCATATCTTATCCCAATCTAACATCTTCATAGGATAAGGGCAGGCAATAACATCTTTGTCTGCATCTAACATTTTAAATATAGTAGATGATTGAAAGTCTATATCGGAGTCTATGAATAATAAATGTGTGTAACCATCTTCGTGGTTTAAAGTTTCAGCTACACACAAGTTTCTACCTTGAGTAACTAAAGAGGATTTCATCAAAGTAAAGCTAACTTGTATTTTTCTTTGCATACAATCTTGTTGAAATTTTAAAACAGATTGAGTGTAGTGCATTGAAGTATCACTATGACACGGAGTACACACCATAATTTTATGTGGTGAATGAGAGCCTATATTTATTTCTGTTACTTTCGTATCATTTTCAGTAAACCAAATGGGTTCATTGTTTTGGCCCGGGGCCTTATTACTTTTTTGCATTTATAGCTCCCTGTAAAAATCTTGTCCAAGCTGATCCTATTTTACTCCAGTTGTAATATATATTAGCGTAGTGAGATTGTGATTCTATGTGATTATGTATTTGTGTTTCATGTAACGTATTAGCAGCAGCTTGAATACCATAACCAAATTTACTAGCTAATCTTTTATAGTTATCATCAAAAGGAATATACATTGGAAACTCTGCACCTGTTTCAAAGATAGCTCCTAAGTTTGTTGTAATACAATATAAACCTCCAGCCATAGCTTCTAATAAAGATATGCAAAAAGTTTCTTCGAAGATACTAGGATACACATACATATTATATTTATGTATGTTTTCTGTAATATAACTATTAGGTCTATAACCTAAATAATTTACATTAGGTAATTTTTTTGCTTGTTCATAAAGTTGTGTATAATTATGGTCGTTTTTTTCATAAAAATCTTTTCCATAAACCTCTGTAGATGAATATACATCTAAAGTAATTAAAGGATTTTTAACTAATTGCATAGCACCTAGTAATACACTTAGTCCTCTCCAAGGTGTGTTTTGATGTATAATTCTAATAGGCTGACCTTTTTCATATGGTTTAGCTTTTTGTATTTTTTCAATACCATTTTTAATTACCACACATTTTTCTAATGGTAAGCCAAACATCATTCTAAATTTTTCAAAGTTCCAATGTGAATTAAATACATACCAATCATATTGTTTGTGATTGTTTTTA